CTCCTAAAAAATAAAAATTATGAAATTTTTTGTATATGATAATGTAAATGGAAATGTATCTCTCGAAGACACAAGTATACTTTTAATAAAGGAATTTGAAGCTTTGTTAGAAGATAATAGAAATAAAAGTAGTGCCGACAAAACGGGTAAAAAACGGTTGAGAGCATTTAAAGAATTTAAATTTATATATCTGTTCTTTGATTGAGAAAGTCCTTATTTTCAATATACAGAACAAGATAAACATGCAGAGGCTATGAAAGATTCAGGATTGTCAGACGAAGAGTTTGACGATCCTAAATTTAGAATGGCGTGTCAAAAATATGATGAAATCCAAAATTCATCATTAGACATAAAATTATTAAAGGCAGCAATGAATGCTGTTGATAATCAAATATTTTATTTAAGTAATGTAGATTTACAAGAAAGAGATCCTATTACGGGAAAACCAATCTTTAAAAGTAAAGACTTAATTGCTGAGATTAAAGGCTGTAAAGATTTAATATCTACTTTACGTGAATTACAAGTTCAAGTTAAGAAAGGATTAGAAATTGAAAGTAACGTAAGAGGTAATACTGAAATTGGATTATTCGATTAATTATGAAAGGATTTATATATAAATTAATATCACCAAGTGGTAAATGTTATGTTGGACAAACAGTCAACATGAAAAAAAGATTGAGTGAATATAAAACATTTCATAATTGTAAAAATCAGAAAAAACTATTTAATGCTATTAAGAAATATGGTTTTAATAATTTTGAACATAGTATATTAGAAGTAATAGATTTCGAATTAAAATCAGAATTACAAGATAGATTGAATGAATTAGAAATTGAATATATTTCAAAATATGATTGTGTAAAAACTGGATATAATATATGTAGTGGTGGAAATCAACATAGATTAGGAGTAAAAGAAACTGAAGAACAAATTCAAAAGAAAAAAGATCGTTGAACTGATGATATGAAAAAGAATCAATCTGAAAAATTTAAAGGAGAATTAAATCCAAGATTTGGAAGTTCTGAAAAAACTTATTCAAAAAAAGTTAATCAATATGATAAAACTGGAAAATATATAAAAACTTGAGAAAGTGCTGCAATTATTGAAAGAGAACTAGGTTATAGTGCTAAAAATATAGGTAGTGTTTGTTTAGGAAAGAATTTAACAACATGTGGGTTTATTTGAAAATTTTATATTGATTCTAAAGATAATATAATTCCAGAAAAAAGCAAAAGAGGAAAACAATCAACTAAAGGAATTCATACTATTTCTATAATACAATATTCAAAAGATAATATTTTTATTAAGGAATTTGTTAGTATAACTGATGCAGAAAAAGAATTAAATATAAATCATGCTAATATTTCAGCATGTGCTAAAGGTAAAAGAAAAACAGCGGGAGGTTTTATATGAAAATACTTGATGGAATAACATGAGATTTTGGTCCAGATGATAAAATTGAATATTTCGATAGTTATAAATCTTTCTTTATGACTAAATATCGCCCTATTAATGATGTTGATGCATTAGACTTTAATCCTGATTGATTTAGAGAAGATGCAATTAACAAATTAAAAACAGGTAGATATAGTCCATCATCTATACCTATGGGTTCTAAAACTCATAGAGATTGATGGAAAGAAAGAATACGTAGATGTAATGAAGGATATGAAGTCAATGGTTATCGTATAACTGGAGATAATTATTTCTTCATTAATTTTTATAACCTTAAATCTTCTGATTCAGAAACAATTAATCAATCTTATGGATTTCCTGAGTTTCTTGTTTTTCAATACGAATATTTCCATTACTTGGAAATGTGTGAAAAATTAAAGAAAGATACTTCAGTACTTAAAAGTCGTGGTATCGGATTCTCGGAAATGGCTTCTAGTTTTATAACTAGACCATATACAACAATTCCTAACTTTCGTTCAGTAGTTTCTACGTTTTCAGAAAAGCATTTGAAACCAACACTTGATAAGATATGGATTCAAATGGATTGATTAAATGAAAATACAGAAGGAGCTTTCAAAAGGGTTAGAATGGTAGCAAATTCTAAGACTCATAAAAGAGCATCTAAGAAAGATAAAGATGGTGGTGAAGCGCCAGACAGTCATAAGTCAGAAGTAGAAGGATTAGTATGTGATGAACCCGATAAGTTAAGGGGTGATAGAACACAAATTCTAATTTACGAAGAAGCAGGAGCAGATCCTGTTTTGATGAAAAAATGAGTTAAAGGTACTGCATTAATAACAGTACTTGGAGGTAAACGCGTTGGTAGAAAGATTGCATTTGGTACAGGTGGATCATCTAAAGCTAGTTCTATGGAAGGACTTAAAAGAATGACAAATGATCCAACTGCATATAATATTTTACCTGTTAAACATAATTATACTAGAGATGGTAGATACATATTAAGTGGATTATTTATTCCAGCTTATAGAGTTGTTTATGATTTAGTTGATAAACGAGGATGATGTAATTTAGAAAAAGCTAAAGATTGGTATGAACAAGAAAGAATTAAATTAGTTAATAGTCCAAAGGATTTACTAGAATTTAAGTCAGAGTATTGTTTTACTATTGAAGAAGCTCTTATACAACATGCTGATAATTTATTTCCTAGAGAAGAACTTGCAGAACAACTTGCACAAATAGAAATTTACAAATCAACTCCTACAATACATTCAGGACATCTTGTATGAAAACGAGATGGAGATGATAGAGCAGATGGGGTTAAATGAAGAGAGGATGCACAAGATGGAAAAATCCAAATTATAGAACATCCTTTAATGTCCGAATTAGGGACAGATTATAAAAACTTATACGTAGGTGGAATTGACTCTATTGATATTGGTACTGCTGATTCAGCAAGTGCTGATGGTAAAGGATCTGAATTTTGTATTGTTATAAAGAAAAGAGTGTTCGGACAATCTGATCCTGTTTATGTAGCAATGTATAAAGACAGACCTAAAGATCCTAGAGAAGCTTACGATGCAGCAGCAAAACTATTAACTTATTATGGATGTCAAGCTGTATTAGAATCAACAAGAACAGCTATTATTACTTATTTTAGAGATAAAAAATATTTACATCTATTAATGAAAAGACCAAGGTCTACAATGCCTGATGTATCTAAAGGTAATAGTCAAATGTATGGAACTCCTGCAACAGTTAAAGTTATTCTACATTATCGTGAATTAATATATGATTACATTTTGGATTACTCCCGTACAATGGCGTTTAAAGATATGGTTGATCAATTATTAGATTATACGGATGAAGGAAAGAAAGACTTTGATATCGTAGCTGCAATGGGAATGTGTGAACTTGGTGATGAAGAAATGTCAGTTAAACGTCCTGAAGCAAAAGAAGTAGAAGGTAAAGGATTCCAAAACATAGGTTGGTGAACAGATAATAAAGGTTATAAACATCATGGTATAATACCAGCAAAAGACAATAGAGATGGACGAGCTAGAATTAGCGCAAGCGATTCGTGATTATATAAAGAGCTGATATAAAGCTGACTATACAGGATTAATAAGAGTTGATAAACTCAATCCTGGTTATAAGTGTGTTTTAGGTATTCCAAGTTACATGGTGCAAACCTCATTTGCTATAGACTGTGAAACTGACGAAGAATTCTTAAATTATGTATACACAGAATTAAGAGTTAGAAATTATGTTAGACAAGAAGTATATAAAGTATATAGAAACTCTGAAACAAGAGAAGAATAAAAATGGATAAACAAATTGACGATAAAGAAAAAGATATAATGGATAATATAGATAGAGCTATTAATGAATTGGTTTATGAAAAAACCCAAATCATTAAAGCCTATAACTATTATCATGGTAAAAGAGACCCTGAACAATTCAGACATTTAGAAGAAAATTATGGGATAGGTACTCCTACATCAATTGAATTTGTACCATTAGTTAGAAAACACGTAGATGTTTTAATTGGTGAATACTTATCAACGCCAGTTCTTCCTAAAATTTCTTGTAAAGACCATACAACATTATCAAATATTGATAGAGATAAACAATTACACATACATGATAACATTGCTAAAGAATTAAATAAGCATTTAAAGAATGCTGTATATAGTTCTACAATAGGATCAGATGCTCCTGATAAACAAATTGAATTAGAACTTCAAGAATTACATGAATCACTCGATAGAAATTTTATGTCTAACTATGAAATAGCAGGACAAAATATAGTTGATTGAACAATGCAATCTCGAATAATTGATTTTGAAAATCAAAGAAAAATATTACTAACAGATTTATTAGTTAGTGCGACAGCTTATTATAAAGTATGTCCATCAGTTAGTAAATCAAATGTAAAACTTAGAGTATTAAATCCAATAAATACATTCATTGATAGAAATCCAGAATCACCTTATCTTAAAGATTCGGCACGTTCTGTAATTAGAGATTATTTAACTAAGGATCAAATACTTGCAAAGTATGGAGATTCATTAAAACCTGATGATTTAGAATCATTAGATACATTACAAGATTTTGCTAATGATGGATCAGCAACAACTTATCTTAGAAGTTATGATTCAGTTACAGGAAATACAATGTCAGATGGTATACTTGGGGGATTTGAAATAACTCCTCTATTACCTTATGAAAGAAGTACTTCTAAATATTTTAGAACTTTTCCAGTATATGAAGTTGAATGATTAAAGACTGAAAAAGAAGATGACAAATATATTACTAATCGTTATGAAGGTGTACGTATAGCTACTAATATTTATATTACTACAGGTAAATGTGAGGATGTAGTTAGAAGTGTAGATGATAAAACACATTGTACATTAACAGTAAATGGTATGTTCTATTCTGATAGAAATGGCGATCCTTTCTCTCTAGTATTAAAGACAGCGAATTTGCAAGACAAATATGACTTGATTAATTTTATGAGAGATAACGTAATATCTGAATCAGGTACTGCGGGAGATTTAATTGATATAGCTCACTTACCTAAAGTATTAGGTGCAGATTTAGCTGAAAGATTAATGAAATTTAAAGCTTATGGTAAAGCTGGTATGAAATTATACGATTCTTCACAAGAAGGTCAAATGCTTAATACTGCTATGAATGGATTTGATGATACATTAAAATTTAATACTATACAAGCTTTTGATTTAGCGATTCAAAGAATTGAAGATACTTGTTCAATGATTACAGGTGTATTTAAAGAAAAATTAGGTGGAATAGAACAACGAGATGCTGTAACAAATGTTGCAGTAGGTGTAAGAAATTCTTCTTATATTACTAAACAATACTATCAAATTATGGACTTAATAACAAGAGAAATCTTAATTGATATTCTTAATCTTGCTAAAATTGTTTATAAGAAAGGAATGAGTGGGTCACTTATATTAGGTGATAGATTAAATAAAATATTTACAGCATTACCTGAACATTATACAACAACTGATTATGATATTCATATTGGTGATAGTTCTGAAATTATGAAAGAACAAGAAACTATCAAACAATTAGGAATGGAATTAGTAAAAGGAGGATTGGTTGATCCAGAAACATTAATTGAAATTATTACATCGAAAGGTTTAACTAAAATGAAAGAAGATGTTAAGTTATCATTAGCTAAGAAGAAAAAAGAAAATGATCAACTTGGACAATTACAACAACAATCCGAACAATTACAACAACAATTAAAACAACTTCAACAAGAAAATTCAAAACTACAAGCTCAGGTTGGTAAAAACAATCAAGAGAAAATGGAGATGGATAGAGAAAGATTATCATTCGATAAAGAACTTGGATGGTATGAAGCTAAAAATTTATCAGAATATAATGCTGCTAAATTGGAAGACGATAAAACAAGAATCAAACTTGAAGGAGCACAATTATTAGATGCTAATCATCGTAATGATGAAGTTAGAAACAGCTAAACTTATTTATATGTTTAAAGAACTAAAACAAAGATGGACTACAGAAAGTCCAGCAATATTTAAAAAAATAACTAATATATCTATTATACTCGGAGGTGCAGCCTTCGGTATATTAGTTATGAATGGAGTTATAGATTTACAACAATATGGAGTTGCTCCAATTATTTTTAAGGTTTGTGGATACGTGTTAGTATCATGTGGTGCAATGGGATTAACTTCTAAAATAACTAAACAAGACTAATAATCATGATTCAAATAAACTTACTAAGAATTTCACCAGATAGTAAATATCTAGAATTTAGTGTAGAGTGTCCAACAAATTATTTATTTAATAAACTATTTATTAAGAAATATGATGCTATACCAATAAATAGTACAGATGATCTTTGAAGAGATGTATCACATCTATTACAAAGAACTTCTACAAAAGAAATTATGAGAATATCTACTGAGGCTTTAAGTGGATTTCAAATTGAACCTGATGTTGATGGTAATTTGGCAAGTACATTATTTTATGTGCAATTTGGAGTAGAGTGAATTGAACCTACACCAGGTAATCCAACATTACCCGTACCACTTATACCAGATGTTATTGGAGTAACATCAGATGTAAATAAAGTATATATTCTTTTAAAAGATTACTTACTTAATTTAGATGCAAGATGTATTACAACAAATGATTATCAAACATTAATCAGAAATTATATGTTCTTATATGCTCATTTAGAAGCCATGAGACTTGAACGATTTGATGATGCTGAAATGTTTTATGATATTATAAAGAAACAATTTATCTCTTGATCACCTTGACTAAGAAGTGA